ACTTGGAACTAATGCTCCAGCAGCATATGGTTGGGAACTTAAAAGAGATTATATCGTTTGTAGTGCTCATACACAACACTATATCATTCCAGCAGGTCGTGAAGTAAATGAAGTGCTTTGGGAAACCCCACCTCAAATTGATGGTGGACTTGTTGACCCATTTGCATTGAATGCATGGAGTGCTGGTATGATGGGGATGTCATATCTTGGTCGTCCTGCACTATATGTACAACCGACATATTCTACACTATTATCTGCACAAGACCGAAGAATGAAACAAAGAGTATTACAGTCAATATTAACATATCGTATTACTGGATTGGCTACTGGTGAAAAGATGTTACACCTCTATCCGGTTCCTAATGACCGTCACGAGATTGCTGCATCTTGGGGAAAACATTATGAGGGGAGAAAAGTTTGGTATTGGTATTACGATACTCTTGGAAGTGATAGGGATAAGTGTTTAGAGGAAAATCCCGATGTGGTTCTATTGCCATCGGACCCGCCAACAAAGATATTGGAATGGAGTAGAATGAATGATGTTGCTCGTCAACAGATAAGAAATCTACTTATCGCCAAGGTTAAAATGGTGCTTGGTGGTATGAGAGGTTTTTATAGTGGTGAAATTGGAGTTGCTGACAAGCAGTTGACTCTGGATTATCGTCATTTACTTGATGAGGGTACTGCATTGAAAGAGGCTACCGAAAAACTTATTATCGACCAATTAGAGAAAATGGGTCAGGCAAATATGGCTAAAGAACGTGCTGAAATCGCTGAAGCCGTTAATAAAGAACGTGGATATCAACCACCTATGTTTCCAATAATTCCAATATAAGATGAAGAAAAAGAAACAACTTATCGACCTCGAAAACAATAGGATGGGGATGTATATGACGGACAATAGTTTTGATTTGGATGTTATGTATGGACGGAATTATCTACAAACAGATAATGCCCAAACGGTTAAAATTCATAAAGTTAATATCATTGAAACCAAAAGTCATGACCTTTACGGACAGGCAAAGACTAAGGATAAGAAGTTTATGGCTCCCGTAGAGATAAGTGTTATGGTAAGTGTCGAAGACGGTAAGCAAGAATATTATGGTGGAACCCAAGGTGGAATTGCCCGTGATGATACCGGAATTATTAGCTTTGGCGTTTATTTGAAGGAACTTGAAGAAAAAGAATTAGAAATTGATAGGGGTGATTACATCGAATATAATATGAGTGGTGAGAAAAGTCGTTATTACGAAGTTGAAAGTGCGAATAACGTTACCGATGAAACAAAGAAAACCATTGGTGGGTTCAAACCATATTGGAAACGAATAACTGGTGTTCCAGTGAAAGAAGACGTTGTTCCATTCTTGAGCGAAACCAAAGGAACTAATAAAACTTAGGTTTCGACATCCAGATGGTCAAAAAAGGGGGTTAAAGTCCCTCTTTTTTGTTTTACATCTCACCTCTAATCATCCCAAACATCATATCGTCAACCCATACTGGTGTTTGTTCACCCATATATGCGCCATCAACATTGTACGAAAAATATTCCATAGCCTCACTATAAGTCATTTTATCCCTTTCCATTAGAATGTTAATACACTCAGTTATAGAATACACTACTCTGGGTTTGGAATTCATGCTGGTTTCTATCCCAAGGATTGCGTCCTCAAAACCATCTGCGGTAAGCGCAGATTCTTCCATAATCTCTAATTGGTTGTTAATTTCTTCTAATTTATTCATTGTTTAGGTGTTTTTTCTTTATTTTATCAAGTTCCTCTACTAATTTTTTGTGTTGCTCCTTGGATTGGATACCCAAATCATCTCCGTATTCAGAAAATATGTCAATAACGAAAATAATAAACTCCTTTTCTTTATCGCTGAGATACGTACTCTTTTTAATTAAAATACGTTGCGTGCCAACAAGGACAAGAATTACTGCAATCAATAATATTATCGCTATATACAATGCCCACATCCAATTACTTTTCGTTATTTGCTTCACTCACTCTATTAACAATGAGTTGGTCTTCCAATAATTTAAGACGTTTATTTAGTGTAAAGACATGATTCAATTGTTTTTGTGCTTCCTCTTCAGAGAAATTCATTTCAATTATATCTTTTAGATGTTCTACTGCGTCATCACGTTCTTTCGTAAGATGTTTGATGTCTTTTACTTCATCACAGTCTTTTTCCCAAAAATTTACATTTCCCATATCTATTCATATTTATATTTATTGAATTTTTTGTTTTTTGATTTTAATCGATTTTTCATTGTTGATGTTGGGATACCAATTTTTCTTGCAGCATCCGTTAAACTTTCATATTCAATTTCATTAACGCTCACCTTTCTCATATTACCCGGTTTAGTTCCCTTTAATGAATCACTTATTTTCTTTTTATGTTCTTCAGATTTCGGCAACTTACTCATTTTTGTAAATCTTTCAATTTCTTCTGGTGAAGGACGTTTCCCCTTAAATGGATTATTTTTTTTCATCCACTCCGAATGTTTAGGATTTCGTATTCCTCGTTTATTACTAATTCTTTTTTCTCCAGTCCATTTTCTTCCTTTATTTGGGTTAACCCAATTGGGGTCATCTTTTTTTCTTACATACTCTTTTCTTTTTTTAGGGTTATTTTTATGATATTCTATCATAGCAAGACTATGATTAATACCAATCTCCTTTTTATTTGGATTATTAGAAATGGTATCACCACCCTCCCCGCCATATGTTATATTATACCCAATTTTTCTGTCAGTAGAATTAAATTTATTAATCCAAAATATCTCCCTTTCATTTAAAATCTTTTCATCCAAACCTTCTTCGATGATTTCCTTTTTAAATTTATCCTTTCCATATTTCTTAATAGCTAATTTAATTTTTATTCCAGAGCCTAAATATTTTGGATTATTGATTGAATCTTTTCCAATATAAATTTTATTGTTAATTAAATTTGTTGTTTTATAAATTATCATATGGCTTTACCTCTTTACCATATAAATACTCTCAATCAAATCATTTTATTGGTAATCCTACACTTAATTTCATTTTCATTGATGGGTGTGATTTATAGTCGATTAATTGAAAATCATCAATAGTTAATGTTAATATTTCTTCAAGAGTATTAAATTCCTTATTAATTAATATTTGAGGTAGATTAAACGGTTCTCTTTTAAGTTGTTCCCTTAACGTATCGATATGGTTAATGTAGACATGCGTATCACCACCAATCCAATTTGCGGTTCCCGCTATCATATTATTGGCTTTGGCAATTATCATGAGAAGTAGCGACATACTGGCGATATTAAATGGTACACCAAGACCAAAATCACAACTTCTTTGGTACATATTGAGGTCCAAATAGAACTTGGGAATTTTGAAGTACTTATCAACATATTCCCAAACTCGCAATATATTCGTTTCCAAATCAGCAAATTCGTCACCAACATATTCCCTGAGAATTTCACGTCTTTCGTCTTCACTCAATGGTCTTACAATAAACTGATAAAGCAAATGACATGGGGGCAATGCCATTTCAGGGAAATCCGCTTTGTTATATCCATCGATGATGTGATAACGACTATATGGGTTCGACTTTAACCCATCCATCACATCCTGTACTTGGTCAACACCATTTTGGTTTCTCCACTGGTGTCCGTAAACTTTTCCGAGGTCGCCCAATTTATAGTTTTTATCGGCAATCCTATGGTCTTGAATTGGAGTTGGACTTTTAGATTTAATGATTTCAATAAAATCATCCATTGACCAAGGGTCAGATATTCCTTCACATTTTTTCAAATACCACCTGTAAGCATCCCCATTCCAAATATTTACCTTGTTGTCCACAAGATACTTAATATTGGTTTCACCCCTAAGAAACCATAGGAGTTCATGCACGATTCCTTTCCAAAACATACGCTTTGTAGTGAGTAATGGAAAGCCTTCAGACAATTTCATTCCAATATCGGCTTTACTGATTCCAATTGTGTTGGGCATGTTAGCTCTACCACTCTCTTTCTCCACACCTTCATCGAGGATTTTCTGGAGTACGTCTAAATATTCTTTCATTTGTATGGTTGATTTGTTTTTCTTTGGTCAATTAAGATAGGCATGTCATCATGAATAACCCGTGGAGATTGAACTCCGAAAAGAATTCGGTATTCAACACCCAAATCATCAAGGTCTTTCAGAATCGTGTCTTTGGTGTTTTGGATGCTCCAAATCGTACCCTCATCTTGTTCACCACGCATGGTGATGAAAATGATTTGGTCGCCCTTTCCATGAATTTCAGCCAACAGTTCTTTAGCACCT